GGCCTCGCCCATCTTTAAGCGGGTATCACCGTCCGGATGTTCATTCACGCCAAGCCACTTTGAAACGCTGTAAACCTTTTCATTGGTTGCTCCTGTAATCTGTGCCATAGCAACCTCCTTTTAGGCGGTTCTCTTCCAGATACTTTTCCGGCTTAAAATTTTTTCCATTTTATCCTCCATATCTGAAACACTCATATCTGTTTTTAACCTATTGCAAACAGAGCAACACGGGACGCAGTTCCCAATTTCGTAACCTATTGAATTGTCGTATCTGTCTATCCCTGTATATTTAAATTCTCCGTTTGCTCCAGATTTTCGTTTCGTAGAAGTAAGCACATCGCCGCAATAAACACATGGCTGAGTTATAATATTGCGGAACTCTACTTCTGTTAGCAAGAAAGAATATCCTCTTTTCTTTGCGCTCTTTTTATATGACATAAACGTCTCATGAAACGCAGCTTCGCCATTTTCTTTCATAAACCTACTTCCGAGCGCTTTTCTGGATTCTGTTTGCAAACATCCGCATGATGAAGTCTCCCCGTTTTTGACCTTTGATTTTTCAACTGTTGTTAACGCGCCACAATCGCACTGGCACTTAACATAATAACGAGGGCGCCCACATCTTATTTGCCTCTCTTCTTCAAGAACAACCAGCCTACCGTACCTATTGCCGACGATGTTCTCGTACTTCATGTCAACTTACTCTCTTCCAGACGTAGACTACCAGATACGGAGGCATAATGCTGAACGATTCACCGCTGCCTACCGATGTGTGCTCATGTGACGCATCAACAGAAAGGATAGACGCTTTGTTGCTTGACGTACCTTTTACAACACCAAGAATCGTCTCATCAGAACCGTTTTTCGTTCTGGATATAATGCCGCTCGGCCAGTCAATAAGCAGTGCATCATCTGCCGTGTTCTTAATGGCGATGCTGCCGGACAGTGTTTTGCTTCCGTGAGTGTGAGCTGGAAGTTCTCCCGTGGTCAGCGTGTGTGAAACCACACCCCCCTTCTCCCCTGCGGTTCTATTAATTGCTCCTGCCGCAAGCGAGCCGTATGCATTGCTCGTATTGGCAGCATTTGAACCGGCAGCGAGAAGAAACCGGCCTTTTATCTGTGACCATGTCCCGCCGAACAAGGTGCCGGGGTCTGTGCTTACCGTAGAAATATAGATCGCCCCGACCGGATACACGGTTTTGAGAATTTCTGAGATGACCGGATTCACATCAATCATCATCCAGTTTGTCCCGTCATAGACAAAGGAAACGATGGAGTTCGCTTTCCATGACGTAACTTCTGTTGCCCCCGGCTGCACATTCCCATGCTTGTAAACAGTCTTCGCTCCGGTGCCGTTGACATTCAGCGTGATCGGGTCATCGACTGTCCCGACCGCAGTATTGGTGTTGGTGAACTTCACCTGAATCATGGTGCCGGTCATCAGCTCGTCATAATCTGCAAGTGTAACAACCTTGTCTTTCTCTGATGCATTGGACGAACAGGTTCCATACAGAGTGTTTGCTACCAGATGCTGAGTCCCGTCCAGATCAACTTTTCCTACATAGCTCATGGTTTATCCTCCTATTGCCCGAAGCGCCTCGCCGAGTTCGCGGAATCCGGTGCTTCTCTGTTCCTCTGCGGCGTCTGTCTCTGCGACGTTGCCGGTCTCAGGTACCGGAGGCGCCGCCTGCTGCATCATGGCCTGTTCCTGCATCTGGCGCTCCATGTCTTCCTGTGCTTTTAGCTCCTCGATGAGTTTCCGTCTGCCTGCGATGTTGATGTCCGGGATTCTCTCGAGGTACTGGACCGTGCTTATTCTGCCGTTGAGCAGAAGGTTGTCCAGCGTCTGGAGCGAGGCTGTCTCGCTGTAGAAAGAGCTTCCGCCCGCGTCTACCTGAATGCTGAACGGATGATCCTTCAGTGTTCCGAAGTCGAACTCGACCGTGACCGTCTGCGGGATCTCCTGCTCGGGCATTCCGTTCTCCATTGCCAGCGCGTTTGCCTGCTCATACACCTGCCGAATCTCGTCCGTGACCGGCATGTCAACCTTGCGTTTGCCATAGTATTCTGCCATAAACTCCAGATAAATTCTTGCAAGGTCCTCAATCTCATCATAGAGGTTCTGCTTTGTGATCTCATGAGGCGTGCTCGCCGCTCTCTGGAGTGAAAGAATGGCGGAGGTGTTGTATGCCTTGCCTTCGCCGAGCGCCGCTTCCGTGGCGCCGAGGCATTCTTCCGTCTGGCTGATTGCCGCATTGATGTACTGGAACACCTGCGGGCTGATCTGCGCTGGGTCTACAATCTTTGCCACGCCTTCCACATTGCCTGCCACACCGATGGCTCCGCCTACCCGGTTGTCCCAGTGTGCCACTCTCGTCCGGTCGTAGATGGTCTTCGGCCATGCAGAGCGCATAATGCTCACTTCGCTCATGGCCCATGCCTTGTTCACGAACAGCTGGTTCGGTATGAGTCCTGTGATCATTGCCTGACCGTGGTAGCAGTCTGCGACATAGTCCCAGTTCAGCCACACAATCGGGTACAGCCGGATGTTCAGGTTCCATGCATCCTTGATCACCGAGTCGTGGCAGAACTCATACGCCCAGACTTCTCCGGTCTCGTCGTCCTTCCACATCAGCAGAATGGTCGTCACCTTGTCGTCGGTCTTCTTCGCGCTGTCCATTGTCTCGACAACTTCGTCGTCCGGCTTGATCTGCTCCCAGTCCTTCATGCCGTTGGCTTTCGCCCTGCGCTTTGCATTCCGGACAATCTCCCGCTTCTCGACCATGATCCACGGCTGTGTCTGAACGCGCCTGTCATTCGGGTTCCCGAAGAATACTCTCGTGTTCTCCACCGTTTCGGATCGGATCATGCCTTTCCCGTTCGGCCCCGCGTCTGCGTCTGCATCCCACCAAGTAAAGATGCATCCGTCTCCGCGCACTGCTGCGTCTCTTGCAAAACACTTGGTCAGTCTGGGAAGCTTGTTCTGCTCTGCCAGCGTTTCGAACTCCTCATTCACAATCCTCACCGGGTCGATCATCTTGTCATCGTTCGGATAGGACGCAAGCGGAGTTGCATTGATCTTGATGTTGTCCGATACGTTTGTCGCAATGGTAAATCCGGTAACGCGCTTCAGAAAGTTCATCTGCGGCGTTGGCAGTCCGTTGCTTTGCACGCCTTCCCACTGCTTCCCGACGTACATGTTCTCGTTTGCTTTTACCGTGTCCTGGAGCTGGATGCCGGAGTTGTACGATACGGATTTCTCGTAGTGGTCCCAGCCCCATTCCTTGGTCGGCTTGTCCTTGCCGGAGAACAGGCCGAGTCCGTTTTCACTCATTATTCTTTCCCTCCGTGCTGGCGTGTCCGTTGTAGTTCAGGATGTTGCTTAGCCCGTCGTTCCAGTCGCGCTCCATTTTCAAGCCTCGCTCCATCTCGTCGTTGAGCTCCTTCAGCAGCACATTGCGTCTGACTCGCTCTTCCTTGATGTCCTCCGGGATCAGCTCCTGAAGCTTCTGAATCCGGATTTCATTCATGTCCTCTTTCGAGCAGGCCCGTATGGCCGAGTTTAACGCCCGTGTTGCAATCTTTCCGATCCGGGCTGTATAAATCATCGCCGCAATCGAAATTCCAACAGCAACCGCAGAAAGCGCCAGAATTAATTCCATACATTCCCTCCGTTACAGGTAACTGTCATGTGGTTCGCCGCCGCACATGAAGCCTTCGTAGTCTTGTTCCTTTTCCGTGTCGTCTTCTCTGCGTTCCGGTTTCGGCTCTTCGGATTTGAGGCTCCTGCTGATGCAGAAGTATCGCACCGCGTCTACCGTGTGCGTGACTTCGTGCGGCACCTTCGCGCAGTCGTTGACGTTCTTCTCGTCCGCCTGAATATCGCGGATGTCCTCTGCCACTTTTCGGAGGTCGTTGAACAGCATCAGTCCCGGCAGTGTCGCCGGTGCCTTGCCGTCAGGGAACAGGCTGATGACATACGGATCTCTCAGCGGCATAGGGGCCATCATGGACTTCATTACCATGTGCCCCTGTACCCTCTTGTTATCAGACTTGATGATCGGCAGGCCGCTGGTCAAAAACAGCTCTGCCATTGTCTTCCCGCTTTCCTTGGAGGTTGCCCACATATCCGGCGGTGCATAGGTCGCAGCGATGTTCTCATGCATCGGGCTGTTCTCCAGGCACAGCTTCGCGGCCTTTTGGACGATCAACCCCTTTTCTTCCACTTCCCTATATGCCCATATGCGTCCGTCCGTATCGACCGCCCACCAGATACAGGCAAACATATCGAGACCGTAGTCCATCGACCTGTACCTCATCCAGTGCTCCGGGATGCGGAATGGTTTCATCATGTGAGTCTGAAACTGAAACTCTTTAAAATAACCGCCGCCCAGCGCGTCCCAGTCGCCGTAGCGGTATGCCCGTCTCAGGTCTTCGGGCATTTGTGCCAGATTCCTCAGGTAGTTCGGTGAGTGCTCCAGCATGTGGGTGTTGTCCTCGACCGTTGCGAAGATGAACGTGTAGTCCTCCGGATTCTCATTCTCCTCCGGATTCTCGCAGTTCGTTTTGTATTGCTTGTCGATGAACAGGCGCTTCACCCATCTGTGTCCTACACCGCCCGGGTTGCAGGTGAGGTACATGCGCTTCGGGATCGGAGATGCACCACGCAGCAGACCGCCGAGGAAGTTGAATGCTCTCTCGCTGAACTGGGTCGCTTCATCGATGAATACCCAGTCATATTCCTGCCCCTGATATTCGTCCTCGCTGTCCTCACCGGACCAGTGTCCGAATCGAATCGTCGAGCCGTTCATGAAGGTCAGGATGTGGGACGTGCTGTTGTAGGTTGCTACTCCGGTCTGTGCCGCCATCCTCCGCATTGGCGTGATGTGGTTTTCTTCCAATGCCGGATACGTCTGACGCATGACCAGTATCCTGATCCCGGGATTGTACAGAGCTCCGCCGAATGCCTTGATGCGGAGAATGTGTGTCTTGCCACCGCCCTTTGCTCCGCCGTAGCAGACGAACATGGTCTTCGCCTGAAGGAACTGCATCTGCTTCGGATTCGCTTCGCCTGCGTCCCATGTCGTGAGTTTCGGGCCGTTCAGTTTCTTTGGTCTGCCCATTATCGGAACGCCTCTTCTCCGCCTACACCTGCGGTGATTACTCGGAGCGTCTTGTCTCCGGTGTCAGCTCTGCGGTCTACCCAGCCCCCGTTCTCCGGCTGCTTCAGCGCATTCATGCAGGCGGAGGTCATCTTCGGGTCGAGGAGCATTGCGGTCTGGTACCAGTCCTCCCGCATGTCCTGTGCCCACTCAAACACGGAAGCATACTCCTGGTCTTCCTTGTAGGA